GTACGCGCCTCCCAAGTTCGCGCCTCTCAAGTTCGCGCCTCTCAAGTTCGCGCCTTCCAAGTTCGCGCCTTCCAAGTTCGCGCCTTCCAAGTACGCGCCTCCCAAGTTCGCGCCTCTCAAGTTCGCGCCTCTCAAGTTCGCGCCTCTCAAGTTCGCGCCTTCCAAGTACGCGCCTTCCAAGTACGCGCCTCTCAAGTTCGCGCCTCTCAAGTTCGCGCGTTCACCGCCGCCGCCGTGAACCCATTTTTTGTGCTTTTCTAATATTCCCCCAATTTCTATTTGATTCATTTCTAATCTCCTTTTGGGTTGAAATGTGCTTCATGGTAGGATTTTGAGATTTGGTCCCATTTCAAAATCCTGATATACCCTTTCTTCCAGATGGCCAAATGGAAGGCGTATCCAATCAATACCGGGTCCCCGGAAAGTAACAGGAAGTCCTGGTCAGGGTCGAAATCTTGCATCCACTTCTTAATGTCTTGGACAATTTTTACATTCATCAAGCTGGACTTGATTGGTGAAAAATCCTTGTCCGACATAAAAATGATGTCTCCGAATCTCTCAGCATCGAAAAAACTGATACGCCGGTTTTCTTGGGTTACATAAACTTTGCTCATTTGATCTCCGTTTGAGTTATCTCTTTTTCTCGTTGTCTGTTCTAATTATAGCATGGTCGCCGCCGCCTTGTCAATCCCGATTTCAGCGATTAACTCTGCAACATAATCTGACATCGATTTTTTGTCTTTTATCGCTTGGCGGATCTGCTCTTCCACCGAATTCTCGATTAAAAGATCAATATAAAGCACCGAATTCTTCTGCCCGATCCGGTGGTTACGGTCCTCAGATTGGATGCGGTCGGTGAATTTGAAACTGTTCGAAAAATAAATCACCAAGTCTGATTCATTTAAGGTCAAGCCCACTGAACCTGTCTGCAGGGTAGCCACAAAGAACCTGGTCCCATCATGGCGTTTGAACCATTTCATGTTATCTTGGCGTTGGTCCCCGGTCAAGCCCCCGTGGAATTCTGAAACGGTTTCCGGGCCGAAATTCTCTCGCAAAATGTCCGCTACCATCAGGTTTTCCCGCCGGTACTTGGTCCAAATGATGACTTTTTTCGAATGATCCAATTCTTCCAAAATCCGCAACATTTCCCGGATTTTGGGGTTTGATTTCGGGGCCATCAGCATCTCCACGTCCGGCGTTTTTTGTCCTTCAACCTTCGTCATAACAAACCCCGACGCGATCTGCTGTAGAAAATTTAAACTGACCAAAATATTGTCGGCCACGATTTCTATTGGGCCCCCATCCCGAACTTTGGATTTAATAAACGCTATCCTTTCACGGGCCATGGATTTGTAAATCTTGGACTGTTCCTTGGACATCGCAATCTTGACCGTTTCATAGACTTTATCAGGCAAATCCAGGACATCTTTTTTGAAGGATTGAAACACGAATTTTCCGACGCTCTCGGCCAACTCCTCAATGTTTTTATATCCGACTTCTTTCTGGTAACTTCCCGCCGAGGTTCGCATTTCCTCCAGCACGGCGTACTGATTGCGGAAAGCATACCAGGAGCCTATGCCAATGATGTCAGGATCAAGGAACTGAAACTGCGTATAAAGATCCAGGGGAGATTGCGTCAAAGGCGTCCCTGTCATGATGAGTTTCCTTACGGCATAATTTCCCAACCAAACCACGTTTTCGGACCGGTTCGCATTATGGGTCTTGATAAAGTGGGATTCATCCACGACTACCAGCACTTTGCCACCAGACACAAAATCCTCGGCCATGGCGAATGCTTTCCCTTTCTTGTAGCCCTGACTGACTGACTCCACACCCAGGATGGCCACAGGCAATCGCCCCTTTTTGGATGCAGACCTCGTGTCCTCCATGAATTTAGCGAAATCGTTCTGCATTTTCTTCGTGGAAGTCGCAATAATCTGGGTCCTGTATTCCAATGGCCCATGGATTTTGATTTCGTCCACCCAGTTTCCACGAATGGAATAGGGGCAAATGACCAAAACGCGGTCTATCGTGCTTTCCATGTACAACACCGACGCCCAATCAATCCCAATTTTGGTTTTGCCTGTCCCCATTTCCATAAAAAGGGCGGCGGCGTCTTTGCCGTAAACAAAATCAAGCCCCTCTTTCTGGTGCATCATGGGTGTAGTTTTTGGTTTATACCAAATCGGAAATTTCAGATTTGAAACCCTGATTTTCCGTGTGTTGTCAATAGCAATTTGGGCCAATGGCATGATCTTTGCATCTTGAACCGTGCGCACAATCGCCTCAACATTCTTTCGGTATGGCGGAACCACCCATTTCGAGGTCCTTTTATTGAACCTTTTGTTTGGAATTGCATGGAGCTTGGCATTGTCCCGAAATGAACACTCCAATTGAAAATTTTTCCCATCAAAGTCTATAATCATTCAGGACCCCCACTCTAAAGCGAGTTTGATCTTTTCTTCTCCTAATTTATCAAGTATTATCTTTGGGACGCTTACAGACATATTTAATCCATTTTTTGCGACAATCTGTATCTCAATGTATCCAATTCTAATATGGGATTTTTCCAACCCATCCAACGCAAAAACAAGCTCCTTCCTTGCGTTCTTTCCTGCGGCTGCTTTTTCTGCCTGTTCTTTTGTTGTGAATGATAAACCTTTCGCTCTTATGTAATAGACTAGATCAAGATTAGCAGTTGACATTAAGATAGGTTTATAATGATTATTAATATGCATTGTAATAGTCCATTCCCCAGTAGGATCATACCCAATAGGACACGTTTTTACAGCCTCTTTTTTATTCATGTCCTCAGCGTGGTGGTCGGCAATGTGTTTCCACTTCCAACTTTGGGGATAAGCCGCCAATATACTTGGCGTTGGGTTCACCAACCTCTTGGGCTCGTGTTTGTCGGTATAATGATTTTTGACCACAACCCAATGGATTTTGGGGGGTTTTTCAATGTCGGAAGCTTTAAATGTCGTAGGTTCGTCTACTACATTTAAAGTGGGGAGAACACCATGTGTTCTTGAACCCCCATACAATTGCAAAAACTTTTCTTTTTTAATTACTTTCTCTTTCAATTTTTTGTTTTCCTGCTCCAAAGCCCAGCGCCCCGCAACCACTTTGGATGCCACTTTAGCCACAATAGCATCTTGGTAACTCTGCAGGTCCTTTCTAAGCTCGTCTGTGTATTCAAATTCTTCGTCCATTTCTAATCTCCTTTAAAATCCACCCAATAATTCTTGCCGAATATAAACCATTGAATTGATCAATACCAAAATCATGGCCGCGCCAACTAACGCTTTGTTATGATACCAACGTCTTTTGTAAATACTGCCTTTTCGGTCTGTGACATTCAACATAATAACAAAAACACTGCAAAATTGGACATACGCCCAAAACTCCTCTATCACCATTTCTAATCTCCTTTAAAATTGGCCTATGCAAGTACTTATTGGGCGATCACTCCGTAAAGGGCCACCAAAGCAAAAACTACTAAAACAATGTCAATTTCCATCTCTAATCTCCTTTAATCTGTTAAAGATATGCACGATAACGTCAACAGTCCAGCCGTTCCCGATCGATTTGTACCGTTGTGTGTTACTTACACCAAAAGTATAATCGTCCGGCAGTGTTTGGAGCCGTTCACACTCCAAAGGCGTGAGTTTTCTCCATTTGTTTGGTGGCAATGTCATTTTTGGTTCATGATGGCCGCCTGTCCCAGCTCTAACTGTGGGGCATTTCCCAAGTTGGCCATATGTCCTCTTATTTAAATCATAAGTTTTAATATCGGCCTCGCCCGTTAGTGCGCAACCACTAAACACCAATTGGCGTCTGTGCTTCTCAAAGTAACTTTTCAAGTTCCCACCTTTGAAGTAATTCGCGTCAAGGCAGAACGTCTTGTCTCTATCTACCGCCCCGTCTTCAATAATATCCTTCAACACCAAACCCTTGTCTTTCGGTTGTTCAATTCCTTCAATATTGGTCCAATAAAGCCTGTTTCTATACTGGGCACTCACCAAAGCAGAATTGATTTCAATAGATTCAACCCCCAAAAAATCATCAAGTTCTTTCCTGATCTCCTTTTTCATCCTGACATTTTCAATCAAGAAATATTTCGGTTTTAGATCATGAATTAATTCAATCGCTTTATAAAACAACTGTGATCTCGGGTCATCCCAATTCAAACGCTTCCCGGCCATAGAAAACCCCTGGCATGGTGGGCCGCCGATAATCATATCAATCTTTGGTAGATTCCATTCTGGGCAATTCTCGATATCTCCAAGCCTGACAATTTCAGGGTAGTTCTTTTCTGATGTCTGAATCGCCCATTTGTCGATTTCAGAAGCATAGTAATTATCAACTTTAATTCCTGCGCGCTTAAGTGCCACCAACCCGCAACTTATTCCATCGAACAAACTCAATACGTTCATATTTCTAATCTCCTTTAATAATCGATTTCAGGGTCCTTGGGCGCAATACCCAGGTCTTCCCCAAATTGTGACCCCTCGATTGGGACTGTCCAAATTTGGATCACGGTGTTGGAACCAATACGGCACCTTTTGTGTCCGATCTTCATTTCCTTCAACGCTAACCAAAGATTGGCCCCTTTCATTTCCTCTGATCGGTTTTTTTTCAGGAAGGTCACAAAATCTGCACCCCGGAAGTAAATGAAACGCCCCTCGGATTCCGCTTGAACCGTCGGCATTCCAAGCAATAATTGTTGCCGGTCGTCGGTCTTGTCCCCTTTAGAATTCAAATCTGCTTTTTTCAGAAACTCCACCAACCTGGCCCGGATGACCCCCGCGATACTGGCCTCCTCGGGTGCCGAAATTTTCTCGGCCTTCAACATCAATGCATTGAGTTGCACTTGCCAGCGCTCGTTTTTCATGGCCGGGATCAGCATCGTCATTTTCTCGGCTACGGCTTCCCGCACCCGCCTGAAATCCATGACCTCGGCGGTCCCCAAGTAAATTTTGGAATCGTTGACCAATAGCACCCATTTTACAGGGTCGGTTTCGATTTTCTGCAAGCCTTTGAATTCGGGCATTACACCCAAGTCCAATTCAGATTTCTCGTCTGGTGTAATACCGTGTTTCTTGGTGATGCAGAGTGCCGAATTACAGAGGGCCTTACAGGGTTCCTCCTGGCATTTATACTTATAATCGCGGCGGCCAGCCGAGCTTACCACTTTCTTGGCTTCTACGAAATCCAGGGGCGAATCGAAAATTCTGGCGTTAAGATCATATGCCTTGTCCCTCCAGGTTTCCGGGTGGACTTTTTTCAAATAAATGGTGATGTTGTACAGGGCCAAATTCCGAAGTCCACCCGGCACCCCATTTGCAATCATTTTACTGATACAAGGGGGGGACTCGTCGTGGCTATCATCTATAATCTCAATCAACCGGGGTCCTGCAATCCTTTTAGCCGCTACCAGATCCAAGAAATGGCCCAAAAGACTTATCTTCTTGCCACCGTCCACCCCATAACGGAGTGGTTCGTCTCCTTGCCAATCGAAAAATGGAAGGTTGATAAAATTCCCATTGGCCATTTTACCTTCGTGATCTTTAGCCAAAACCGCCTGTTTCGGGAAAATTTCAGCCCTAGGGAAACCCAAAGCCCCGGCCCATTTGGTCAATGCCTTGCGAATCAAACTGGCTTTAACGGGTTCGATCCCAAAGAAATAAACGTGGGCACCACCCGATTTCGATCGACAGACCATCAAAGGCAGATCCAATTCCCGCACCTTGAAATCCAATTCGAAAAGATCGATATCGGGCTCGCCGCCCCCATGGGCGTCAATATCAATCGCCCCAAACCAACAAAAACCATCGTCCATGATAGGAACCGCCGCGACTCCAGCAGTCCCTATAAAATGGTTTTCGAAGTCTTTCTTGGTAACGGGTTCTAACACCGTATAAGTGTTGTTTTCAACTTTGTTTGGAATAAAGCGGCCAAAATTCCGGTCGTTCCCCTTGAATAATGCCATGAACCGCTCTATCATTTGCTTTCCTCCAACCAACTTTCCAATTTTGGAATCCAATGTCCTTTAATTCGTTTGACACGCATAAGGGTGATCAATTTGAATTGGCCGTGGCATATTTGATGTGAAGTTGTTTTTCAAGAACATCAGCCGCCACCCGTAATTCTTTTAGTTGTTTCTCGTATTCTTTAAATTTCATCGTCTCTTCTCATCTCTTTGTTTTTGGTTATAAAGTAGGGTATTTTCCGTGCTCAGCGGCATATTGTGCCCGCCGGACAATATCTTTGTGTTTTGGCTTCGCGGAGTATTGATATTGCCAGCCTCCAGCGGTTGGAACTTTTGTTCTGGTAAAAAATTTCCTAAAGTTCTCTTCGCGTAAGACGTACGGAGTAAGGAACCCGTGTCTATTAGCATCCCTGGGATCGGGACGGGAAACCACTGTCGTTTTAGTCTGCATTTTCTCCTCATCTCTTTGTTTTTAGAAACCCCCGAATTTTAAGTGACGGGGGCTCCCACTGTCTGCGCCATAAAAGACACAGGAATTACGAACCTGACATCAACATACTCAACCTATCATTTTACTAATAAGCAACTGAGTGTTGCGATTCGAAAAGCTTTATCAGATCATGCCTGGGGTCAGTCTGTCAAGCCCGATTTAGTTGGTTATTGTGGCACGAGATTTGCATACGGGCAAGCAAGAAGCGTGCCATTAGGTAAAATATTGCTTTGAAACCCCGAGTAAAATTGGTACTTGACAGACTCAAGCCTTCTGTGGTACAATAAAAAATAAGGCCAAAACATGGACCAGCATCCTGGGATGGATGGCTCGGAAAAAGCGTCGTGGGACGGCCTTCCCGGTTTTGGCACGAAAATTGCAACGCGTGGACGGGGGTTGAAGGGCTGGTAATCTAGAACCGTGGCACGATCTTTGCATGTGGGTTCTCTTTTTTTGTAAGGCTTACGGAGCTGTCAAGCTTGACAATATTAAGTTAAGAACACTACGAGTATCACACATATTCACAACACAACAAGAACGGGATTCTAGATGTATGAATTCCTATCACTACGGTATCACTACGGGTAACACAGAACAACCTGCGAAGGTCTTACGGGACTTTCCTTCTTAACTGTTCTTTGGGCTTTACAAAAAAAGGAAGGCGGAGTGAAATGGATTTAGGACAATTGATCGAACCTGAAATTTTGGATTCGGTGCAAGATATGGCCGAATGGGGTGTTGGTGAATTGACCATGGCCGCTAACCTGGGTTATACGGCTTCGCAGTGGGAAGAGGCCAAGGGAAAATACCCAGATATTTCAGATGCCATAAGGATCGGTTTAAATCGCGGGATTGAAAATGTAACAAGGGCACTTTATGAAGAGGCTATTGACCCCAAAGGGAGTGTTGCGGCCAAAAAGGCGTATTTACAAGCAAAAGATCCTGCGAATTGGCGTGAAGTAAAAGCCCTGGAGGTTTCGGGCGAGTTAAAGGTTGGTGCAATTACTGAGAAAGACGCCGAAGTGGTGAAAGGGGTATTTGATAAATTGACAGGATGATTGATCTCGAACAAAAAATCGAGGGTTTTACGCCAGAACAACTGGCTGTTTTAAAGCATAGGCTAGAAACCAATTTCATGGACCACACCAAATTCTTTTTGGGGCTTCGTGAAAAACAACCATTTATTGAAGGGCCGCACCACCCATTGTTAGCAAAGACGTTTTTGCGGGTGTTGAACGGAGAAATAAAGCGGCTGATAGTAAACATACCACCAAGTTATACCAAAACAGAACTTGGGGTGATTCAATTGGCATCCTTTGCTTTTGTAAGGAATCCGGGGTGCAGGTTTTTACACGTTTCAGGGGGTGATGTTTTACCTTTGGACAATTCTTCCAAAGTGAAAGAACAGGTCATCCATCCGATTTCCAAATTGCTTTGGGGGCTTTCGGCTAAAGATGATACGAGGGCCAAAGGATTTTGGAAGACGAATGCCAATGGGGCATTTTATGCAGTTTCCAGTGGCGGACAGATTATAGGTTTTCGGGCTGGAAGGTCACTTCCAGGGTTCCAAGGTGCAATTATCATTGATGACCCGCAAAAACCAGATGATATGTATTCGGATACCAAGAGGATGTGGTTTCCAAACAGGTACTCCAGTACAATAAAATCTCGGGTGGATAATCGAGAAACGCCGATCATAGTCATTATGCAGAGGCTCCACGAAGATGATTTTTGCGGTTGGCTTTTGAATGGCGGTTCCGGTGAAAAATGGCACCATCTGAATTTACCGGTTTTGATAAAGTGAAACATTACCCATATGCGATACCAATTGAGCATGGATTGTTGCCCGGTCCACTTTGGCCGTATAAACACAACCTTGAGGAAATAGAAACACTTAAGAACAACCCGTATGTTTTCGACGGGCAGTACATGCAAGATCCCGCCCCAGTTGGTGGAAAGATTTTTAAGACTGAATGGTGGAGATATTATGACATTTTGCCGCAGGGGTTTTTACGGAAGATCATTACGGCGGACACAGCATCAAAAACCAAGACCGTAAATGATTTCAGTGTTTTTCAATGTTGGGGCCAAACCAGGGATGGTATCTTCCTGATTGATCAGAAGAGGGGCAAATGGGAAGCACCAGAACTGATTAGAACGGCCAGGGATTTTTTTACAAAGCACAACCAGCCAGAACAGCCCGTAAATGGGTTTTACATTGAAGACAAGTCAAGTGGAATAGGCTTGATACAAACTTTGCGGGATGGTTCGGATCAAATGGCGGGTAGGGTTTACATCCCGGTGATTGCAGTTCCTAGGGATACGGACAAGACTTCCAGGGTGTTTGCCCTGATAAACTATGTGGTTTCAGGGTTGGTTTTCCTGCCGAATAAGGAAGTGGTGCCCACGGCAGATTTCATGACAGAATATATTTCGGAATTTAGTCGGTTTTCTCCACAAATGACACATAAACACGACGACCAGATAGACCCGACCTTGGACGCCATACAAATTTTATTGGTCGGTGGCCTTGGCGATGAAGCAGAAATTATTGTAACCTCCCCCGGTATTGGGGCAACGATGGAATCTGAATTTTTCTAGAAATGCTTGAATTCTTAAAAAAGAAACGGCCCACAAAATTTCAAGAAGAAAAGAAGGAAGAGACTGTCCCTACTCAGGAAACTGCGTTTTGGGCCGACTCCCTGATTTTAACCATGGGCGGTTCGTTCGAAAGATACAACCCAGATATGTTAGCCACCCGTAAAGGGTATGATATTTACCGAAAAATGCTAAGGGACGACCAGGTAAAAGCTGTTTACAACCTGCTTGTAAACATCATTATTTCCCGCCAAATCGTTTTTGCGCCTGCTGATGACTCCGAAGAACAACAAGAAATAATCGATTTCTTCAAGTATAACATCACTACCGCTATTAAAGGCACGTGGTTAAGTGCCCTTCGGGCGGTTTTGCTCGGTAAGGCCCACGGTTTTTCTATTTCTGAAAAAAATTGGAAATTGGACACCATAGATGGTAAGGAATATTGGGTAGTGGACTCCATTAAGCCGAAGCCGTATGAAAGTTTCACCTACGATATTGATGATTTCGGGAACATCAAAGCCTTGTACCAAGACACCAACGGTGTCCGTAAAAAGCTCGACCCTGATAAATTTATCATTTATGTGGCCAACCCCGAGTTAGACCCTATTTGGGGTGAATCCGACCTTCGGGCGGCATACCGACCGTATTGGGAAAAGGACATCATCGGCAAATTCCACAATATTTACTTAGAACGCTTAGCGGGTGGATTTTTAGCAGTCACACCGGACAAGGACGCCCCTGTTTTGACACCACAAGAAAGGGCCGACCTCAAGAGTGTTATTGGAAATGTCCAGAAGATGACCGGGGCTTTGTTTCCCAGGGGATACAAGCCGGAAGTGGTGATGTCGGAGTCTACAGCGGAATTTGAAAGTGCTATTGCTGGAAAAAACCGGGCCATTGCAAAGTCACTATTGGTTCCGAATCTGTTGGGCTTGTCCGAGGATGGGAAATTCGGTTCCAGGGCGCTGGGAGACATCCAATTTGAAACATTCATGATGGTGGTTAAAGAGCAGGGTGATTACTTGGCCGAAATCATGAATGAGCAGTTTTTTAGCCAGCTTGCTTTGTGGAATTTTGGTGTGAAAGATTTCCCGAGATTCCGTTTTGAGGATTTTACTATTGCCCAACGGCGTGAAATTGCAAAAGCTTGGGGTGAAGCGGTGGCGTCCAAAGTTGTTGTAAATACGGAAGAGGACGAACAGCATACCCGCGAATTGTTGCTCTATGAACGTCGGGACATGGACGCTGAGGTAGAGGATGATGAAGAGGGTACAGGAAGTACCCCGGAAGACCAAGAAGAGGAAGAGAATATTGAAGCACCTGAGGAAAGTTCAAAAGGCCAGGAAATACCCACGGGGAGCCAGGAGGACATGTCTATACATGTAAAGAATTTTGCAGAGGATGGAGCCGATTTCGACAAACGATTAGACTTTGCCGCCCTGGAAACCACATTTGATACTTTGGAAGAAGTCTTTTTTGAAGACCTGTCCAAATCAGTGGACAGGATCATGGGCGAGATCACCACAGCCTATGCGGAAGAATTTAAGAAATTGCCGAAGGACAAAGACAAGATCGACTATACCGAGATTCAAGAAGCAATAATGAAATCAGTTTCTGCCCCAGCCAAAGCGGAACTCAAAAAGAATACGCAAAAAAATTTAAAATCGGCATATGATTCTGGAAGATCCGAGGCCAAAGGCACACTGAACGACATCGTAAAAACGGCCCCCGCAGATATCAGGCAAAGGGTAAAATTGTCTTCCTCGCTTTCAAAAAGGTTGGCTTGTAAAAAACAGAATTGGTCTGTTCTAAATTTCATTGATGGTATAAGTCTGGATAGTGTGGTTTCCTATTTTGAATCGCAAGCGTTTTTTATTACGGGTGAAATCGCCACAGACATGTTAGACGCGGCGGCCAGGATTTTTGTGAATGGGGCCCGAGATGACAAATCTGTGGATGAAATGGTGGCTGAGCTTGAAGGGTTACTCCCGACTTTGGTTGGGACCCCAGAAAGTAAGGAAAGTCGGGCGAGATTAACTACCATAGCCCGTACTAATATCACCACGGCATTTAATCAAGCCCAATTGGCAGTTTATGCTGACCCCGAGCTTGGAGATTTTGTGGAAGGAATGAGTTATTCAGCCATCGTGGATTCCAGAACTACAAGTTTTTGCAAAGCATACCATAACAGAAAATTTCTGTTATCTGACCCTGTTTGGTCTACGATAACACCGCCTAACCATTTCAATTGCAGATCAGTCATGATACCAATAACGGTATTGGACGAATGGACAAAATCAAAAGCCATTAAAAGCGTACAGCCTGCGGCAGGATTTGGAGTATAAAATATGAGTATCAGACGCGACAAATTTGGAACCGCTATTTTAGATTTGCCATTCAATATGTCCTTGGGTGAAATTCCTGGGCTGTCTAGGTCATACAAATTTGGAAAAGTTTCGGGACTTGATACTGTTCAACGAACCATTTGGACTGCGGGGTTTGAGTATAACCCACCGCCGGGGCCAACTGCAATGTCTTTTGCTTCCACTAGTCCGAATGACACCTCTGGCGGTAGTGGCGTAAATTATATAAAAGTAAACTATGTCGGATCTGGCTTTAATGAATTTACGGAGGTGCACTGCCTTAATGGCCAAACACCAGTTTCTCTGGCACATCCAGTGCACACTATCAACCGGGCGAAAGTATTGGCGGATGATATCGATGCCAAAAATGCTGGTCCGATATGGGCTGGGGCGGGTAGTTTCTCTGCGGGGGTCCCATCAAGCGCATATACCCATATTGAATCCGGGGTCGGACAAACATACCAAGCGTTTTACACACTTCCCAACAATCAGCATATGCTGATTTATGACATGATATTGACCGCCAATGAGGGGAAAGAGGGTTCCATAGAAATGTTTGCGAGGGAAAACGCGGAGGTATTTTCAGGCTTCCCTAATGCGAGGAATACATTTCAGGCCAAAAATCATTATGATATTTTTCAAACAACATTGCCGATTCAACGGAAAATTCCGTTGTGTTTTGGTCCGAAAACTGAGATCATATTTAAGGGGCGTGGCAAAGCGACGTTGACTGATTTGTCTGTGGAAGGAACTTTTGTTTTGGTCAACTCAACTTATTTACATGGTTTAACAGGGCTATAAATGGCAAACATTATCTTAAAAGTAGAAATCTTTGGGGTTGGGACTTGGAACGGGTTCAAATTCGTACAAGAAGACCTGGATGAAATTGTAAGAAACACAATAGCACTTCAAAAGAAAGGGAACGCCAAGCCTCGCCTAAAGTTGGGGCATTCGAACAACCAGATTTTAGAAGGACAAGAAGATGGGGACCCTGCTTTGGGTTTCATGTCTAATTTTGCGGTATCGGGTGACAAGATAATTTCCGACTTTATCGATCTCCCAGATATCATTTTCAATTTGATTGAGAAAAAACGTTTTGTAAGTGTTTCAGTCGAATTGGACCATATACCAAATTTTGGTTGGTATATACAAGCCGCCGCTTTATTGGGGGCGGATTTGCCAGCGGTCAAAACGCTGAACGATTTACAAATGTTTTTAAGCGACACAAACACGGGCGTAAGTGAAAATGCGCTTTGTTTTTCAGAACCAACAATTAACAAAAAAAAGGAGGTCATAGGAATGACGCCCGAAGAAAAAGCAGAAATGGACAGATTAAAGGCCGCCAATACTAAGTTGGAGGGTGACTTAACCAAGTCCAACGCGGATTCCGCGAAATTCAAAGAGGAAAAGCGGGTTGCCCAATTTTCTGAAAAAAAAGCTGAATTGCTCAAGCCATTTAGCGAGCAGGTAAAAGTGGGGAAGCTGACCCCCGCAAGCTTCACAAAATTGGAGACTTCCCTGGATGCTCAATCCAAGCACTTTTCCGAAGGTTCGGAATTGCAAGTGCCGATTAACATTTTGACAGAGTTGATGGCGGATGAATCCAGAATCAATTTTTCAGAAACTGGGGCCGTTGATGGGGATGGCGGGGATTCTGGTGTGACTCCAGACAAGGCTTTGGATATGGCAATCCAAAAAGTCATGGGAACTTCCCAAAAGACATATTCGGAGGCTTCCAATATCGTTATGGCCACAGAGCCAAAACTGTTTAAGGCCTACGCGAAGTGGACCGAAGACATCAGCTACGGGAGGGTGTAGGAATGTCAATTCAAAATAAATATATGTCATGGACGTTTAAAGCGTCCAACGCCCTGGATAATTTGACTGCGGGAACTGGCCATTTGTATAAAGCTGTTAGCAATGGCGCTGGGGACATCGCCGCGAATGGAAAGGCTTCAGGCATCTTGCAACAAGGTGGGCCGTCCGGGGGGCATATCTCCTTTGGGTATGCCGGAATCATGAAATTTGTCGCGGGTGCGGCTGTTTCTTCCAAAGATGTCGCGTTGACGGTAACGACTTCTGGGTATTTTGTGGAAGCGACTTCTGGTACTTTTATTGTCGGGAGGTATCTCGGCGGAACCAACAATGCAATTGCGATCTCCTCTGGAAGCGTCGGGACCGGGATGTTTGATTTTACTAAACCCACATACGTCGGTTGTGATGCCGCCGCTATTTTCTAAGGAGGAATAAAATGGGTGGATATTTACAAGGGCGTGGAATTCACGTCGACCAGCATTTGACCAATGTTGCTATCAATTATAAACCGCTGGGGTTTATTGCAGATTTGGTGGCACCGGTTGTTCCAGTCATGCACCAATCTGGGATGTTCAAGACGTATAACCAAGCCGATCTGTTTCGGATCGAGAATGACCACAGAAGCCCAGGAACTGAGGCCAATAAAGTGGCCTTCCAGGTAGGCTCTGGTAGTTATTTTGCGAAAAACTTCGCATTGAAAGCTGACGTCACGATTGAAGATCGTGCAAATGCCGATCCTGCTTTTTTTCGTGATTTGGAGTCTGGGCGTGTTGAATTCCTGAAAGACAAATTGTCTTTGGCAAAGGATCTTCGAGTTGCGACCTTGATGACTACTGCAACTAATGTGGCAACACAAACGGTGGTGGCTTCCGCATGGAACGATTTGACCAACTCTGATCCATTTGGGGATATCAATAGTGTGATCGACCTGCAGGAAGATAAAACCGGGTATCGCCCAAATAAATTGGTTTTCTCGTCTATTGCCTTTCGGAATGTTACTCGGAACGCGTCTATCATTGACAAGACGAACAAAACTGGTGTGACTGGGGGCGGGCAAAATGCCACAATCAATCAACTCAAAGAGCTGTTCAACGTTCCTGAAATTCTGGTTGGTGGGGCTCAGTACAACACTGGGGATGAGGGACAAGGCTTGACCCTTTCTCATATGTGGGCCGAAAATGTTTTTGTTGGGTATGTTGCAGAACGACCCAGCATTGACCGTCCTTCGTTTATGTACAGTTTCAGGTGGAGAAAGCCCGGACTGGCCAACATGAATGTTGAACGCCATCCATTTGATACCAAGACCAAAACGGACGAAATCGAACTCGGGTATTACCAAGACGAAAAAATCGTTTCCACCGATTTGGGGTATTTGATTTCTTGGGTCAACTGTTCCCAGTAATCTGAATCAGGCGGGGCAACCCGCCTTTTGAATGGAGTTTTATAATGGCTTTAAAAGGTTTTAAAGTTACACGACCACCAATCCCAAATATCATGTCTCCCTCGGGGAAGCTGAATGCGGCAAAATCCGAAATTAAATCGCTGGAGAAAGAATTGTCAAATCTGAAAGAGGGCGGTTTGGGTCTTCCGGATGGAACAGTGGCGATTCAAGGATTCTTTCCACTTTTTGATTTGACAAAGAAAGAATTGGTCGAAGAAGGGAAAGGTGTTGGGCTCGATGCCCTTGACCCCAAAAGCCCCAAAGACCAATTGTTAAAAGACATTTTTGAAATCTTGTTCAAAGATCTTCTATGAGTTCTGTAAAGATCTTTACCAATGAGGTTGCTGGAGGTTGGTCCCCCCATGATATTGAAGAAATGTTGGGCGGTTCTGAGGAGTGCGTAGTGCTTTTGGCAGAACAGATGGCCGCCAGTGGGCATGAAGTCAAAGTGTACCATACGCCGAAGCATGATGAAATGGGGGCTTTTCGGAAGGGAGTTGAATACTCCCCAAGAGCGCAGTTTGTGCCGAATCCGGATGACGTCGTAATCACTTTTAAAGATTATACGCCTTGGGTTCGGGGTGTGAATGCCCGAATTAAGATTCACTGGTCATCGGATGTAGAAGGCGTGTGGGATACTTCGTTGGTAGACCATTTTGTTAATTTGACCGAATACCACCAACGCCGCAATTTTTTTGTGCGGACCGACAAGCGGCGGGTCATCCCGCACGGAATAGATGTCGAACCAGGCGAAAAGACCGAGCATGGGACAATGCTTTATTGCAGTTCCCCCGACAGGGGCCTGATAGAGTTACTGCAGGACTGGAAAACTATCCGAAGTCATTTTCCAGAAATGCAATTAAAAGTGGCTTACGGATTTGATTTGTTCGACAGGGTTATGGGCACTAATGGTTTTGAATTTAAACGGGCAATTTTGAACTTGGCTAAACAACCCGGCATTTCTTTTCTGGGGACTTTGAGCAAGGATGAATTGAACGAGCAGTACCGCAAAGCGGAATATTGGGTATTACCATTGCAACGCCCAGATTCTGAGTTGTTTTGTCTGAATGCGATAAAATCCAGAGTGTTGGGGTGTATTCCAATCGTCAACAAAGTTGGGGCACTTGAAAATACTGTGGGTGATTTTATCGATTATTCGGAATTTGTAGGGGGGAACCCCGTTTTGAAAGAGTCTAATCGGCCAGTTCCGGCCATGGATTGGGCTCAAATCTATGAAAACTTTTGGAAAAAATTACTATGAAAATTATCGTATATGTCCCAGGCATGGCCTTTGATGGGAACACTTTGAAAGCAGGTAAAAGTCTCGGGGGCTCTGAGACTATGGGACTTATTGTGTCCCAAGAATTGGCAAAGCGTGGGCATCGTGTAATTTGTTTTTGCAACACAAACGGACCGTCGTTTACTGACAACGTGGAATATTTACCGATCGGCCCAGCAGATAATAACACCCCCTTTGGGGCCAATTTCGAACGATACGCGGCAGAGATCCCACATGATGTTTTACTGGCCCAAAGAGCGGCGGGGGTTTTCCATAAAAAGTTTAATTCCAAATTGAATTATTTTTGGACTCATGATCTTGCATTAAAACGCCACGCCGGGGCAATGGCAAGTATGCTTTGGAACACAGATCGAATTTTGGGGGTGTCAGAATGGCACAAAAAACAAGTGTCCGAGATCTACGACTTGAACGATGGTTTCATTTCAGTTTTACGAAACGGCATAAATCTTGCAGATTTCAGTCCAGAGGCCGGTCGCTTGAAATTTAATTCAAAGACTTTGTTGTATACCTCCAGACCGGAACGGGGACTCGAAAATCTCGTGAAGCCCGGCGGAATCATGGAACAGTTGTATAAACTGGACCCCGAAATCCAGTTGGTGGTGGCTGGGTACGACAATACCACCGAACAAATGGCCCAATTTTACAATTATCTGTGGGGAAGGTGTGAAGAACTCCCAAACGTAAAGAATTATGGCCCCCTTGGGAAAAAACAGCTGTACGAATTAATGGGGAAAGCGGCGTTGCATGTGTACCCCACCGAATTTGAGGAAACTAGTTGTATTACCATGATGGAAGAACAAGCCAGCGGCACCCCAGTGGTCATTACAAATGTTGGGGCACTCCCTGAAACTCTAGCCGGGGGTGGTATGTGGGATGCCGATGTCGAGAATTTCGCTGGCGCAATTGAAGGGTTGTTGTCGAATTTCGAAACATGGTACAAAAGACATGAATTGGCCCTGAAAAAAGCCAAAAATTATTGTATTGAAGCCGCAGTGGACGACCTTGAAGGGCTTATCCTAGACGATTTTGTAAGACTGTCTAGGAACGTTAACGCGGTGGCGGCTGGGTTGATCCGAAATTCGGACTTGGTTGCGGCAGAGAAGTTGACTGGGGTTCCTCCAGACGTCGATGCCCCTACCTTTTCTCAATCCACCAAAGAATCCGAGCGTTTTTATGAAAACATTGCGGAATACAACATTGACATCGGGAACAAACATTCCCTGGGTAAATACGACAGAATCTTGTCAATGCCGAGGTTACAGCCTGTGATTGACCAGTTGGCCGACCTTCCAGACGGGGCCAAGGTGTTGGATTACGGTTGTTGTGTGGGGCATGTCACAACCGCCTTAGCTGACAGGTTTCCAAATCTGCAGTTTGTTGGAGTCGATATTTCGAAATTGCAAATCGACATCGGGAACAAATTTATTGACGCTAACGGATTGACCAACGTCAAATTGATGAACAGTCCAGATGTCAACCACCCGAAAATTGACAACGATTTTGATGCAGTTGTTGCTCTGGAAATCTTGGAACACATTCATGATTTTGGCGGTTTTCTGGCTGGGCTGTTGAAACACCTAAAATTGGGTGCGCCGGTTATCATATCCACTCCAGCGGGGCCTGTGGAAGCATTCCGGGGTGAAGAGGACCACCCACTCGAACATTTACACCACTTTGAGGAACAGGATATATTGGACATCATCGGGGACCAAGATGGGTTTAATGTTGTCTATATCAACGATTTTGATTCGAAGACAGGTGATAAACTCGGAAATTTTGTGTGGTGGTGGAAACGAAGCCAGAAGAAACTTGGAAAAATTGACTATAACAAAAAACTGATTTTCCAAAACCCGATTCAAACGGTTTCCTGTTGTATGGTTGTTTCCGGCAATACCGGGTCACTGAAAAGGACATTGGATTCTGTCTCTTTCGCCTCAGAATTTATTATCGGAGTTGACGGGGCCGAGGATTCCGAAGCGTTCCGAATTGCTAAACAATACGGGGCAGATGTGTTTTGTTTGACTGGAAGTCCACGAGAAATCGGATTTGATGAAGCCAGGAATGAAACTATTGAAAAGGCGGGGTGCGATTGGATTTTGTGGATTGATGACGATGAAGTGTTTCAGTGGCCAGAAAGGGTGTTGAAATATTTTAGAAACAACCAGTTTGACTCTTACAGTATCGCGCAACACCATTTTAGCGCCGAACCTGCAGGGCTTTTAAAAACTGATTTGCCCGCCAGAATTTTTAGAAATCACAAAGGGATTAAATTTTACGGCGTGGTCCATGAACACCCGGAAGTCGGAGTCAATGAGGGGCCGGGTAAAACTTTTGTGATCCCTGCCAATGAAGTGGCTATTTGTCATAATGGGTATGATACCGAAATCACACGTCGGGAGCGCTTTCAACGAAATTTCCCCCTGATGGAACGGGAAATCAAAAAGCACCCAGATCGTTTGTTGTCAAAGTTTTTGTGGATTCGGGATTTGGCCCACTTGAACAAATTTGAATATGAACGGTTTGGAAGAATTACGCCAGAAATTAAGGCCAGGGCACAAGAAGCAATCAAAATTTGGCGGGGTTTGCTGGAGGATGCGCCAATTCGGATTGTTTCGGACTCCATACCATATGTTTCGGAGGCCGTGGATATCCTCACCGAAGGAGGCGGTTACCTGTTTAATTTCTGCTTGGATATGTCCTACCGGGGATTTGGGGATTTGGTGGACGGGAAAAGCAACGGAAACATCATCACGGGGAAATTGGAAACCAAAGAGGACCTTCTTTTATTGATGAATAAATTCGTTTCAGAAAAAACAAAACCTTTTGAAGAAAACGCAAAGTATTTATAGGGGTATCATGATTTGGAAAATTTTAAAACATTTAAAAAGGGGGTCGTCATGGGGCGACCCCGAAAGAATGGACCCGTTATTGTTGTTCATTCTTGATCGGATCATTGATGAGTTGCCCACTGGGTGTGTTGCCAAAATCCATTGTGGATTTAAAACCGTCGGGCATTCTTCGAAGTCGATGCACTACAAGGCGAAAGCGGTGGATTTCCATATTGTCGGTGTTCCTTTTTTGGTGGCCGAAACCCTTATTTCTGAATTCCTGCACAAAACAGGACTGGTAGATTTGGTTGGGTTTGGGATTTATCCGGAATGGAACAGTCCTGGGTTCCATTTGGACACCCGCGGGAAACGGGCTTCATGGGGGCGGGTTGGCGGCGAGTATGTCGCATATGCATCAGCCCTTGAATATGCAAAAACAGAAAAGGTAGTTTAAATGACTGTCACGTACGCGAGTTTTTTAGAATTTACGGCGGTTTATTCGATTCAGTTTGTGTCGGAAGCCGAGATCAACAGTTCTTTCCTTCCGTACGGGGCGCTCAGGGTCAATGAATCTTTGGGGAAATGTTATGCAACCCCTTTTTCCAGTGACAATCTGACTGCCAAGGATTTAAGCATCCATTTTGCTTACCTGGGGTATTTGCTCAAGACCCGGAATCAAACGGATTCTGAGGAGTTGAGCAAAGATTTACAACTCAGAGTGACAGATATTTGCTGCGGGAATGCCCCAATGATAACGAATAGTGGCACAAGCCTTTTCCCTGAAAATACAGCGGGGGCTGAGGCGTGGAGCAACACCCAGGACTATAAACCAACTTTCGATATGCGGGACCCGTTAGATCAAAGGGTTGATCCAGATCTGATCGACAACATTTGGTTAGAGGATGTTTAGATGGCGGCCTCCCTTTTCAACATCCATACCAAAGGGGCTGATGCCCTAATCAAAAAAACTGGTGTTATCCAGCGGCGAATGCGTAACCGAAGACCGGTTTTCATGGCGGCAGTGATCGAGTACGAAAAATGGATAAAGAAAAATTTCGAAGCTTCTGGAAGAATGCACGACAACGCAAAATTCCATTGGAAGCCGCTGAAGCCCAAAACAATTGCCGCCCGCAAAAAAGGTGGTGGTGGTGCTCAGATACTTAGAGACACTAACAATTTGATGCTTCGTTGGGAACGGACAGCTACAAACAACAAGGGCAGGATAAAATCCGGGGTCTTTTATTCCGGTGTCCACCAAGACGGGGCCGGGCCAGTTCCTCAACGGCGAATTTTCCCGACCAAAAAACAAGGGAAAAAGATTGTTAGACCTGTTTTTGAACATTTTGTAAAGAAGGCTTTTCGATGATTTATATAAATTCGATCACAAACGCTTTATTCACTGCTATTACGAGTGACCAGACCGTCGTCAATAGCGGGTTCAAGGCCCAAAAATATGAAATATACAACACGATCCCGAATTTGTCTCCGTGGATTGGGGTTTATCGGCCAGAAATTGATATTGAACCCAGACGGGCACAGGGGCCGAACCCGTGGATGGCAAGACTTGATATCCCGCTCTTTATACAAGTTGCCGGGAACGCAAGCGCTTTAGAAAGAGCGCAGGACGAATTGGAAAGGGTGACAAGCATTGTGATGACTGCAGTTGATTGCAACCGTGATCTGAAAAACACCGTGGAAAGTATAATCGGGTACACGGTAACTCCACTTGGGCAAAGTGGAGAGGACGACCCGAATCAAGACTATTTTTATGCAAATGAAGTTCATATTTTCGCTGAGGTTTTCGCATGATACAAGCAGTTTGGGCCGGTCCAGAAGGTTTGACCCCATATGGGTATAAGAAAAAAGGCGATTTACTGCCGCTTTCTGATTCCCAATTTAAAAAGTTGAAGTCGGAAAAATTGGTCGAGCGACAAGCGGAGCCAGAAACGAGCAAAAAAAGGAGTAAATAATGGCTGGATATGGTATGAAAAGCCACGCGCTTTTCAATTTTCAAGATAGTTACGGGGCGTCTCAAGTAGACTCCTTTCAAGCGGTGCCATTTGTCAGTGAGTCATTGACCGACAATATTGAGCAGATTATTGAAGCCAGTATGTACAGTAGATTTGCCCAATCGCCTAGCCACGCTGGCCTCCGAAGTATAGAAGGTGACATTCAAGCAGAGGCCAACCCCGTAATATTGGGGCACATGCTAAAGTCCACCGTGGGCCTCACGAGTACCACGAGCGACACAGGGACACAAACCCATGTATTCCAGCCCAGACAAGCGGATTTTGACGAAAGAGCCGCAACTGACCCCCTGACACTAGAAATTTACCGGGACCAGGGGAGTGCTTTTTTGTATAGCGATATGTGCGGAAACACCTTGGGTTTGAGCGTCGCGAATGGTGAATTGTTGGCGGTTACTTTGGGTTTGTTGGGTGGAAACGTAACCAAACAAGCTGGGTCAACTCCGATTTTCCCAGTGGCCAAGCCTTTCAAATGGGACCAAGTGAGCGCGTCCTACAACGGAGTGGCGGTGGTGGATTTGGTTGATTTGACGATAAATTACAACAACAATTTGTCGAACAAATACACCATGCAGAACACCAACACCCCCAGGAAAACCAAACGCGACAATATGTACTCCATTGAAATCGCGGGGACCATGATTTTCCAGGACCACATTTTTTATGATGCTTACACCGAAGGGCAAGAAGCACCTTTTGTAATCAATTGGGCAAGCCAAGAGGCCCCCAATACTTTGAAGATCGATTTTCCGTTATTGAGGTTTAAGCAAGTGACACCGGTGGCTGGTGGCCCTGGGATGATTGAGGTCCCATTTACCGCCGATGCTAAATTTTCGGTCACAAGCAATACCGACATGACCATTACCCTGGTTAACACCCAGGAATATTATTAGGAGAGAAAATGTTTGTAAATCTTGATTATCAAGAGTTTGAAGTACAAGAAGGAATCACGATGGAAATAAAATCATTAGACACGCTGTCTTATCAGCGTGTCATGGGGTTTCTTAGTGGTGGCGGGTTTGATCAAAGTGTTGATGCAAAAATCCGGGCGGAGAAATTGCAGAAATCTTTTTCCTCCCCTGAAATTTATGAATTGTTGAAGGATTTGCTTCCAAAACATTGCAGGAACCTTAAAGGATTAAACCTGCGCGTTGATGGGGTGGAGCGCATCGCAACAATTGATGACATTGTGTCCCATGGGGTGTTTTTAACTATGTGCGTGAATATCATGGTTAAAATCTTTACAAACTCGGCTATTTCCAAAGGCGAGGAAGATGTAATAAAAAAGGCAGTGCCCGCCTTGCCAGAGGCATAACAATCCAAGGCGGGCCCATGGTCCGTGGGTTTTTGGTAAATACGTGGTTTGACCTGTTCATGGCGTGTCACAACATCGGCACCGGTGGCGTAATTCAGTGGTGTTGGCCAGACGGGAAAAGCGTTTTCGAACAACCCGCATATATGTCTAAAATTTTCAAATTGATCTTAACCGAAATCAATAAAGCGGCAAAACAAGCAAAGGCAAATGGCAAGCGGAAAGATTGAAACTATAATTACCGGAAAAGACACATCGGGGAAAGCTTTTAAAAGCTTTTCTGTGAATTTGACGGAATTGAATCAAGGAATTGAATTGTTGTCCAAGGCCATGGACGCTTTAGTGGCCCCATTTGCCGCCGTTATTGATGAGGGGTCACAATTCACCGCACAGATGTCTGCAGTTGCGGCTATTTCTAAAACCACTGCAGACGAATTTTCAAAACTCACCGACGAAGCCAAACGAATTGGGGAAACCACAGCATTTACCGCCATTCAGGCTGGGGAAGCCATGGAAGAACTCAGGCGTGCTGGCTTGGATACTGCAGACACCTTAACCACCACGGCGCAAGCCATGGATTTGGCCGCCGCCACGGGTTCTGACCTCGCCACTGCCGCCCGTGTTGTGGCTGTTCAAATGAAAGTGTTTGAGGGAGAATCACTCCAGGCAAAAAAAGCTGTAGACCTCATGGTCCAAACGGTTGGAGCTTCACCACAAGACTTTTCCGCATTAACTGCCGCCTTGGAAACTTCCGGGGGTGTCGCGTCTGCAATGGGCATCGATTTTAAAGAGCTTACTGGAATTCTGGGGGCGATGGCCAACGCTGGTGTTCGTGGGGAAAAAGCCGGGACTGCTTTAAATGGTGCAATCGCAAGATTATTGAATCCCGCGAAGGGGGCGGCTGATGTTCTTACAAAATACGGAATTTCGCTTGACCAAGTAAACCCGACTACTCAAAAATTCGCGGATATCTTGGATACTTTAAAAGATGCTGAAATTGAGCAGAAAGATTTGCTCACTCTTTTGGGTCAAGAAGCCGGGCCAAAGTTCTTCAAGGTTATTGACCAGGGTGGTGATTCCATCCGGGATTTTACGAAAGCTCAGGAGGAATCCAACACAGCGGCGGAAGCGGCGAGAATCAGACTGGACAATTTGACTGGGGATGTTACCTTATTTGACTCCGCAATGTCTGGTATCAAAATCCAAATTTTTGAAACTTTTGATGACGTCCTTCGAGGAGTAGTACAGCAATCCACCGCCATGGCTGGGGCTTTTACTGCGTTTCTGAAACAAAACCAAGGGCCGATGACTGCATTTTTTCAGGGCTTGGGCGATAAAATGGACACTGTTAAAGAGGTCATCGCTTCCATGGTTCGCGGTTTTGGTTTCCTGCTGGAAGGGTTCGGACAATTGCTGTCATCGGGACCGGTCCTGGAATTCATTGACCAACTTGAAAAAGCTTTTACCAAAATTTATACCGAGGGAATATTACCTCTAGTCGGGAAGATTAGAGAATTTATCGAGGTGATCTTCGAGACTGTTTCCTCGAATGAAGATTTGTCAGTTGTACTGGAAAATGTTTTCAAATTGTTTGGAATTGGAGTGGGGGTGATTTCTGACCTTTCCGTAATGGCTTATCAATTGATAGCCGCCATAATTGGCGTTGCTTCGGACGCTTTCGGCCCGTTGTTTGATATTTTGGTCAAAGTGGTCCGGGTGATGACCGAGGATATGCTTTCTGCAATCGATTTCGTAAATGATTCAATTGACGCTGTTGGGGGCGCAGTCAAAACCATAACTGGCGTTTGGAAAAGTTTCATGGACATGATCGATGACACACTACAAGACATCAACACCACAATAACCAATGTAAAAGAAACTTGGGATTCGTTTGTCCAGGGATTCAAAGACGCTCTGGAGCCTGTCCGGAAGTTCAAGCAATTCATGGACGGAGTTGATGACACCATCAATCGGAAATTAAAAGCCGGTTTCAAAGTTGGGGCGGACGCGGTAGTGGATTTCACAAAGAAAATTGTTGGTGCCGATGAAGCCTCCAAAGATCTTAGTTGGACATTGGTAGGGAACACGTTGTCTGTGGATGCTAAAGTGACAGGTGACGCTTTTATCGCGGCCGGTAGAAGTTTACAACAGTACGGGCTGGACACCGATGAAGCAAACAAAGCGTCTAAGGAATTGAACAAGACTATCTCGGATACTGGGGATGAATTAGATGATGTAACAGCAAAGGCAAAAGATGCTGGTGCCGCTCTTGCTGAGGCGTCAGCAAGTGGCGATTTTAGTGGGTTGGGGGACATCGGGATTTCGGCGGCTAAGAAAATCACGGGCGTAAGTGGCGCTATTGAAGGATTCGCACAAGGGGGGGTTGCCGGGGCTATTGCCGGGGCAATCATGGAATTGCTTTTCGCAAATGAACAATTTGCTGAGGCATTTGGGGAGTTAAATAAAACCATTGGGGAAGTTATAGCGCCATTATTGGTAGAGTTCATACCGATAATTAAAGAATTGACGGTATTGGCTAAAGCAATGGCCCCAATATTTAAAAAATTAGCGCCATTATTGGGTGCTTTTCTCGCGATTTTTACCACTATGATTGGCGGGGTTGTCGCTTTAGTTGATTTTTTTGTGGACGTCGCAGAGGATTTGTCGGTTGCGTTCGAGCGTTTCGGAGAAGGACTTGAAGGGGTTGCTGGTTTCTTAGAGGACCTTATAGATTCCCTGGATTCATTGCTGGAGCCTATTGCGGATTTGATCGATGCTCTTTCAGGTGGAGTTGGTGGGGCGGCGAGTGAAGCGGGAAATCTTCTCTCCGATATCGGCAGTGTTCTTGGTTTCGCGGGCGGCTCGGATGGTTTGACACAAGACCAACTTTTGAGAATTCCAGGGATGGAAGTCGGATCGGGACTGATCAAAGCCCATGTTGGGGAAGTAGTGACCCCAGCTGGCGAAGCCAATGGGGTCGGTGGGGCAATCAGTATTACAATGAATGTGCGGTCTATCAACCCACGGGAGCAGACAAATGAAATCAGACAATTGCTGGAAGAGTTATTTTTATCTGGGAGGCTGCGGGTAGCGTGAGAAATTTAACATCAATAGAAAGCTCGAACAACATAATAGCGGACCTCGAATTCCATCTAAAATTTGCGGACCAATCCACTACCGTGATTTTCGGCAAAAATGATATTGTCAGTCTTGGAAGAGTATCATGGGAGCAATCGTTTGCCGGGGGCTTTGGTAGACCGTCAAATTACCGGATAACTCTGCAATCCTCCGTAGATTTTATAAAACCAAATCTCAAACAATTGGTCCGAGGCGAAACATTCCTCAAAATCTCGGTAAACTCCGATAATTTTACGCCACACGCGGGCAGGGTCCGCGATATAAAAAGATTTGGGAACAATCCAGACCTTATTGAATTGCAGATTTACGACAGACTGTTGGATAACAACCCGAGTTTCCCGGTGGAATCAATCGTGGACAGTTATTCCACCCCGCACCCCGAGATTTCGAATACAGATTTTGGTTATCCGGTATATTACGGGAAGCACGCGAGGCCATTTTACATGACGCCGGTGGATTGTGACGTTGCGACGCTTCTTGGTCCACGTAATGTTTCAAGTGCCAATCATGTTTCTAGTGTGTGGTATAATTTTGGTGTCATTGAAAACCCATTGGAACAGTTATTGTTTAACAAATCTTGGTCCCAACAATCCGGCGGTACCAATGAATGCACTGGCGGCGAACCTTTTGAATTCCGAGACGGGCAAGGGGCAGAAACCAAATTAATTGCGATCGACGGGTCCCGCACTGGCCCACAGGAATTGTCTTGGTCCGATTTTTCTACAGCGTCTGTTTATGATTCTGTCGTGGGTGGTTATGCGGTGGCTGAGGTCGGGAAGGGGTACGTTTTATCCCCGGTCCCATTTTGGCCGCCACCAGAAGTAGACCGGGAAGTTAGGGTGTATTTTAGTGCAATTCTCAATTTAGAAGTACAAGCAGTAACAAAAATGAGTTTCAGTAACGTAACGTTGGTTCGTGCTGGGACTGGGTACGTGTCGCGCTTTGGAGCCACTGCTATCATACCCGACGGGCCAGACGCCAGCGTTTTTTCTGTCAATTGTGGCACCTTTATCGGAGAGGTGGATGTCAAATCGAGCCATGCTAACGGGATCTTGAACAACCGGGACAATTATTTGAGTTTTAGTGTTCGTGAGGCCTTGGCCGTTGGGAGTTTAGCCACACAATCCGATATTCAATTGACTACCAGTATCGACATGAGTTACCGGCTGAAATCGGAGGCTTTTAAAAATTACTCCGTGTACGCCGCCCAAGTAAACTGTTCCGAAATTGCAATATCCGAAAACCCAGTGGCGATCCTGGGCGACATGTTCGACCAGTCGTCCATAAATTATGTGACGTCCCAATTCTCGCAGGGGCGAACAGAAACGTCGTCTTATAACCTTCAATGTTTTTTTGGGGAACGGGAGCCCATAACCGGCATTGTGGACGAATTTGGGCGTATTTCAGGCTCTTATTTGTGGGTGGGCGACTCTGGTTTTATGAATTACCGGTCTTATCAGGAGAGCGCCACAGCTGTGGTTGATGCTACCATTACCAGTTGCGACTATAGTTTAGACAGCTTCGAAATCATGGACAACCCTTTAGGGACTACGACTTTTGAGACTCAGAAAACCCGCCGGGTGAAGATTGATTATAAATACGACTTTTCTACTGGGAATTTTAATGGGAACATAACGGCTGATCGCAATAACAATGTGTTTTGTAATTCTGCGGATGCTTCCGGGATTTCCGGGGAAATCAGTTTACAGTCCAAGTATATTTTGGAATCCGATACAGCAAGCCTTTATCTGCAGAATGTGATTAGGCAGACCACGCAGGACGAAACGATCGTTCAAATGAATCTCCCGGCCAGGTTTTTCGGGTTGGAGCTTAATGATGTGGTGAAAGTGCAACATCCCGCTTTGCAAAACTCGGAATCGTTGTTTCAAATTACCAGAATTGAACCGGATTATTTATCTGGAAACGTTTCTATCAAGGCCAATGAACTGTTAAGTTTATGATCACTCTCACGGATTGCATAACATTAGTAGAGTTGGGCACCGCTTGGGGGAGTGCGGGAACAGAAACCAAGATAGCCGACATTGTCCAGACAATAAACAATACCCAATTTGAATATCAATGGGGGTTTTTGAATGGGTTTTCTGCGATTGTAGAAAACGAAAACATTGAAAATATAAAGCAAATCAATTCTTGGTGGAAGGACAACACCGAACTTTTCGTATCATATCGAGACTATACGGAAGCGTTTGTGGTGGGTGACCCACATTGGGGTGTTTTGGGACAGCCATACAACCCTTTAGGGTTTGCCTTGGTGGGGTCCGGAAGTCCAGTCTTTATATCGAATCCAGAACAGCCATTTCAATCTATGAAACGTCCATACAATAACGAGGCAGATGGAACGATCAATCTGGAATTTATATGATAGACACTCTAGACAATTTTGTATTGACGGACTCGATACAATCTTTGGGACTCAACCCAACTTTCAATTATTTGGAACGGGCACTATTAAACAGGACAAGAACGCGGGCACAAGCCGGTAAAATGTCAACATATACTGTTTTGACTGATACTGTGGACGCTTTTACACTACCAATCGAATACATTGGGGTTGCGGAAGCCACCGCCGTAAATAGTTGGTGGGCCGGGGATGCACCCTTGTGGTTCACGATATCGCCCAGGGCAGAAATCCCAGTAAGAATAACAAATATACAGAAACCATTTTTCCAACAAATGAGAAATGATCTTTACGCCTACCGTGGCGTTTTAAACCTAATCACAATAGTCTGATATGGGTTCCACAAATTTAGGGAAATCTGATGGCGAAATACTCACAGCGGAAGAAATAAACGCGCTATTGGCCGTGGTGGCAGGTAAAGTAGGTATTGGAACTGAGTCCCCGGTAGAAGCATTGGAAGTTGCGGGGAATATAAAAGCGGACAATTTCATTGGTGATGGCTCTGGTTTAACCGGTATCGGGGCTGGGACGGGCGGCATCATAAATACAGGCTCTACCACCATCGGTGCGGATAGCGACATTGACGGAGTGGGGGTCATCGCTCTGCAAACAAAAGGCGTTACTCGTGTTGAGATAGAGAATGATGGTAGTGTTGTAATAAATGAATCCGGTGCTGATGTTGACTTTAGGGTAGAAAGTGATACAAATATATATGCGCTGTTTGTACAGGGCAGTGATGGTAATGTTGGAATTGGGACAATTCCTCTCTCTGCAAAATTAGCTGTTAATGGCGGAATTATTACTACAGGTGGTATAAATGCCCATCTTACATCATCTGGGGCACTAGAACAGAATGGTAATAAAACAGCAATACGAGCTTACGGTGCTACAGCGGGACAAGGACATATAGGACTTAATGTTGGGGGTGGTGGTGGGTCTGCTGATTTTGAAGCAGTACGGATCGACCCAGATGGCAATGTTGGTATAGGCACATCTGCACCAAACGCACTGACCAAACTTGATGTTGCAGGAAAAATTAGAGCGTCTACAGGCATCCTCTTTGGTACGGATACTGCTGATGCAAGTACCCTAGATGATTATGAAGAAGGTACTTGGACACCTTCATTTAATGGATATAGTACAGGAATCACAGGAAAGTACACTAAAATTGGAAATAAATTAACTATAACCATTGATAAAGCCACCTCTATTCTAGCTGGTTCAATTGTTGGACCAGTTATAATTACAGGATTGCCTTTTACTGTAAGTGGTTCTGAAAAGTGGTTTGGACCAGTTGGGCATATTCGTGGGGCAACGGCTGGTGCAACAAATAGACCTGTCGCGATGGTAGGTCTATCTGGTATTGGTCTATTTACAGATGATAGCTTCGGGAGCGTATCATATACTACGTATACCCAAGCTAATTGGGATGGTTCTATAATAACACAAAACGGAACCACTACCGTAATTCTGCACTGGTCATTCACTTTCACACTAGACTAAAATAATACTAAAGGTAAATAAATGATTGATAAACAAATAATAATAGATAAAATTGAAGTCTTAGAAATGGGGCAGATTTGGGTTAGAACAGCAACAAAGATCATCGAAGATGGTATTGAGACTTCAAGATATTTTCATCGGCACGTAATCACTCCAGATCATGCAGATTTATCCGATCAAGATTTAAAAGTCCAAGCAATTGCAAATGTTGTCTGGACTGATGATGTTAAACAGAATTGGCAGACCTTTATAGACACTCAAACAGAGGGAAAATGAAGACTTTTGAAATCACAGAAAAACAGGTAAATACGTTGCTGTCTTACTTGGTCACTCGCCCGTATCAGGAAGTCGCAGTGGGCGTGGCTACCCTTTCCAAACTTCCGGAAGTTCAGTCAAAACTATCGCTTGTTGAAAGCAACGAACGATCGGAAATAGTACCAACCAACCCTAAGGAGGAATAGACATGCCAGATTGGATGGCACAAATGATGGGACCGGGTGGTGCCCTGGTAGTTTTGGTCGTGTTTGGGAGGGCCGGTTTTAGTTTCCTTACGGACATGATCAAAAAACAGGATGAGAAGTACGACCGGCAGGTGAAACGCCTGGACGAAATCCACACTTCAACCCTGGAGCACATCCATGCTCAAACCGTGATTTCTGGACAACAAACCGAAGCACTAAAGGTTTTAACTGACAACATTAAAAGTTGTCCAAACTCCGATGCCCAAAGTCGCGGGCGGGGTGGTATTTTAGCGGCTGTAAAACCCGTGGGGAGATAAAATGGAACAATTGGATATCATTTTGGCGATTTTGGGTCTATTTTCGGCTGGCGGAACGACTGCCGCCGCAATTTTCATCAAAAAAGCGATTTTCTTGGCTAAGGCTGCCAAACAGGCGGTCGATATTTTCGAAGATTTTGAGAAAGCAAATCGTGAAATTTATATGGGGGTAGTGCAGGACCCGAGCAAAAAAGAATTGGCCAAGGTCCTGGAAGGCGGAGTGAACAAAATTAAGGGGCTAACCGGTCTAAAATAGCCGGTGGGAGTTTCTTTTTGCATATAACCGATTTTAGATTCGGGAAAATGCTGATTTTGTCTGGGCATTGTCGGCAAGCCATCGAACCCACCACAGTGGTGGGTTTATGTGGGCACCAAACTTTTTGACCCCGCCCATACCGCATTTTAGTTACTTGAAACCGGCGACCACTCAGTGTTTTAATTTGCGACATTGCTCCCATTGTTAAAGATCTCATATCTCCTCCCCCAGGTTAATCACACAAATAAACAGACCCGTCTCTTTCGAGGTGCGGAGTTAAGTGGTAACCATAACCTACAAAAGTTATTATATACTCGACTCCATCAATGCAAGTTATTTCATATGGGATGACTTTTACTTCTGGTTCCCCCGTGGCTTCGGGTGGCGAACAAGAAACAACAAAAACAATAGCAAAAACCAACAAACTTATGTAATATTTCATCTTGTCTCCTAATCTCGGGTAGGGCCGCCCTGGGGCGGCCAATTATCTCGGCTATGTGTCTTTCATGCATTCAGCCAACAGAGTGTCAGCATCCATTTCTGATTGCTTGATCGCGCCCCTCATCAAATTCCCCAAATTCATCCTGACCATTCCGTTATTCAAATGGCCATACCGGTTGGTCAGTGTGCTGGGGGTGATATTATCCAATTTCTTGGCACCTTTGCCAATCTCGGTTACGCCGGTCTTGCCCAGAATACATGCCGCGATATCAAATAAATCCAACAAAGATCCGTTGTCCTCGTCCTTGTGGATCGGGAAATCCCGCATGAATTCGGCCACGGGGTCGGCGTTGTCCAATATCTTGGTCCGTGCGCCGGTTGCATGCTCATATAGATCTCGCTTGCGGAATACCAAGTGTGTGTCCCCGTGGGTATCCTCTCCGTCTTCCGACTCGATATCGGTATTCTCGGGTTCTGGCTGGCTGACAACCTCCTCGATGATGTCTCCGACTGTCTCTTGTGGGGGCTCAACCACGCCCTTGAATTTAAATAAATCAGCCTTGGCAACGACAACCCGGTCGCCGCTGTCGGTCTTGACTGTGATCTTGCCCTTAACATTTGCGACCAGTACACCAGACACCCAAGCCCCACCTTTGTCATCATAGAATTGGATTCTCATTCCCTTGGCGGCGCGTTTAACCGGTTCCAATTCGGCTGTCTTCTCCTCCGTAATTCCAAATTCGGAGGCGTTGAATTCGATGGTGTCCACGGCTTTCTCCTCAGAATAACCACAACGGGCCACTAAAAATGCCATGGCTTGTTGTGCGTCGATTCGCTCCTGGTTCCCGTCATTCTCTTTAGTGAAACCATTCTCATCTACGCTCAATGTACAGCCTTTTCCAGATTCGATAACTTTCATTTTATCTCCTTATCTCTATGTTACAACTAACGGGACCGGTTGTCCCGTTTTCTGATTTCAGTTTACCACATCCTGTCAATTCTGTCAATATATCGAATTCACGAAATTTATTCAGAATTGACAAAGATCAATTTCTTGCCCGCCCTTCTAGCTTTCTTTTTCCAAATTCTCCTTCGGCGGGCTTTTACTGCTGGTTTACGGAAACTGTTTTTCCGCTCCCCATTCTTCCCCGGAAGTTTATTCCAATACGATTTCAAACCAAAGTTGTGAATATCAGCCAAATCGGGCCAGCCATCTAATTCCGGTGCCCGTGGCACCCCATACGGTTTCATTTCATCCCCTATCTTTCGGTTTATTAGAATCCACTCTTGCTTGATCCGCCAGTAAATTTAGTCATATATTCAGGGTCGTTGAACCAAGACCGGCAAACGCGTTTCGCCGCTTCATCATCGGTAGAGCAGAAAAAGAGATCCGCCCGCCATCCGCCATCCGCCATCATTAAAACGAAAACCTCCTCGCCGGATTCTTTGTCTGTCCGCAAGCAATGATCGATGTCGTATCCATTCCTATCCGGGTCCATTTGGAACACTTCATCGTGTTCCACCATGATTGCGTTGATCGTGGCCCCCTGATCGACTTCGAATGGCTCCGCTAATTCCAACAATGCTGAATCGTAGCTATAGACTTTCATTTTTTATCTCCTTATCTCTGGTTTGTTTCATTTGGGGCTTCTCCCCGTTTTCTGATCCCAATTTACCACACCCTGTCAATTCTGTCAATATATCGAATCAACGAAATTTATTCAGAATTGACAAAGATCAATTTCCGTTAACGGAAACCCTTGTGGCACGAAATTTGCATTAGAATCCAGACAGAGCATTGAAAAATTCCCTATTGTTTTTCCGGAAATGGTCCATTGACGCGTACCGCAATCTGCACAACCTAAACCACTCCTCTTTGGGCGATTTTCCCAATGCAAACATTTTCATTACAGCCGGACTAATCAACAGAATGTCCTCATCAATTTGCACCAAAAACCACGATTGCCCTTGGAATTTTTGTACACCTAACGCGAAACGGACTTGTCCCCCAACCCGCTCGGGGTGCGGGACTTTTACCGGGGACTCTGGATTCTTGGGCCATTTCGGAAGTGCTTTAACCTCGATCCAACCTGAAATGCCGCCCGGCATCCCCGTAGAATCTTGGGGGCCGACCGTATACGCCCAATCCGAAACAAAATTTTCCGTTCTGGTTTCGATCTCGGTTAATTTCCAAAGCCCGCGCAAGGCAATTTTGATATTGTTTTTGAAGGTTTGCTCCCTTGTTATTCGGCTCATACAAAGTTTTGGTCGCTAAAACTCATGTTCCCAGTCATTGAACCCACAGTGGTTTTAAAAATCTCGCCTTGGTAGGAGTATTCCGGGAAATACTCCATAAACGCGGCCACGGCAATCTTTAGATCATCATGGATTTCTTTTAAAATAATACTGGAGTGCTTTTTGTCGTTATTGTGGCGAGTTAAAAAGGAAATGGCCTCCATCATGTCTGCAATTTTTACTATGTCCCGCACTTTATACCTGACTTCCGGCGGGATCTGCAGGAACTTGTCATGGACAGTCTCAGATTCAAAATTTTTCATAAAATTGTTGGATCTGGCGTGTTTGGCCATTTTCTTTTTTATTGGAGTCGGGATGTCCCCAATAAAAAGTTCTGAAAGGTCGTGAAAGATGGCCCACTCCACCGCGTGGTGTTTTATTACCGAAAACCCGTCAAATGTCAAACCTTTGGAACCAAAACCTATTTTAAGGCGATCCAACATATTGATCACGATATAGGCAACATTAAATGAATGCTCCGCAACACTTTGTCTTTCCGTACGGACGATTTGCCACCTTGCCACATTTGAGAGACGATGAATATCTTGTATTTCAATTTTTGGTAACATGGTGGATCAATCCTGTGTTAGGGTCCCTTTCCCAGGACCGTTTTTTGTTGATGGCATGTTTTTTGGCCATGGCTTCAAAAATGTCAATTCCTTTCAAGTGGCAATAATCGAAGAACAAAATCCCAATGTCCGCCGCCTCTAGCGGCAAATCAATAGGTTCTGCGTGTAAAAGCTCTGGGATTTCTTCCATCACCATTTTGGTCAGAGCATTTTCAGCGGTCCTATCTTTCCCGATCGCGTCGTCGGCCCATGAAATGATGTCATTGACCAACTCCCGAAAATCCGGGGGTTTTTCCGAAATCGGAGTATACGCGTTACATTCAGTCGGATCATGAAACGGTTCGCAATTAAGTTGGTATTCATCATTCCACGACGGACACTCACGATATCCGCAATTCTTAAACGGGCTCCAATCCATACAATCTTGTAAACAATGAAAAGTCCCACAGTTGTTTGGGACTTTCGAATTATAGGCCCCACACCCTTTTTTGTGACATTTTTGCGCGTTCATCAAATCTCCACCACGGCGGTTTGGTTTGGCCCCAAACCAAGGAAAGCCAATTTTCCACCTTGTTCATCCGCAATTCTGCTCACAGTTTCAATCATAGCGGTCCGCTCATTGATGTTAGGCAAATAGTTTACGAAATTTAGGAACACCTCGTCCACACCAGACATTTGGATGGCCTCGGTAATTTGTTGCTCGGAGAAAGTAAAAATCCGACGGGGCAATTTGGTTACGGTGGTCAATTCCGGTTTGATCCCGATTTGTGCCCACTCAATTTCGTGTTGGTCTTCATAACATGGTCCAGAATATCCAATTTGCGTTCCGTTTTCGTCATGCCGATTCGCCACCCGGATTGGGAAAGTTCGCGCTGAACCCACCACTTTGGCCAACATTTTGATAGGGACCACGGTGTCCGACAGAATTTGTGCTGTTGTGCATTCACGAGAAGTCACATAAGGATAAAGGCCACTGTTGATCCCCAATGAATAACCCTGTGCGCCTTCGATTTGAATTTTCTCGGCCTGGTTTAACATGTCCATGTATTGGGCGTGTGTCACCACCGAAAAATAACCAGAGGCCCCACCTTTTGGTAACCAATCGCGAATAATCGTTTTTTTGTCCGGGTTGCGGCGGATTTTGTCAATCAAAGCCGCTCCGCAACCTTTTTTAGTGGAACCAATTTTAGTCATTGGACCGGCTTCAATGTCAATATGCTCCTGTTGGATCACACAGGCGTTTTCGTGAACAAACACGGGAGGCACTTTTCCTAAAATGTCGCGGTTCTGGTCGATTTCTCGCATTAAATTATCGACATTCAGTTGACTTCCCGGCCCGATTAAAGCCACTTCGAAATTAGGGCTTACAATGCCATTGGCCAGCATGGTGTGGATAAATTTTCTTCCAGTTTCATCAATATAGGTGTGTCCGGCGTTGGCCGACCAAGCCGTAACCAATGTATCAGGTTTATCGCGCTTGGCTAAATACCCCGCAATCAAACCCTTTCCAGTGCTTCCAAACTGCAAATCGCAGATCAAAGTAGCTTTCTCCATTTCATTCCTTTTGAAAGCCGCCCGAAGGCGGCAGGTTTAATTACAAATCGCCCTTAAGAACCTCAATACCGACCCCTTCGAACACTTTTTCGGGATCTTTTTCGGAACCAACATTTCCACCGTTGATTCTTCTGCAGATCATGTCAAACGCTTTTTCCTTCAAAACTTCAGCTTGATCAATAATGAAGAAAAATTTAGCCTGGCCATTTCCGAGTCTGTGGAGCATCCGAATCGTAATTTGGAAAATATCCCCACCCTTGTAAATTGGGATGGCGAGAATGAATTGGCGGGGGATTGAAAGGGTGCCTTTCCCGACTTCGTCGTTTTCGTAGTGCAGAACCCGACGACCCGACACCCGGTCCACCTTGGAGGTAAATTTTTCCTGGAAGGTGGCTTCCAAATTTTCGATAATCGAAGAAAGTTCCAGGGCAGAAATGTTTTCAATTTCTTTTCCATCCCCGTCTGGGATGTTGCCCACCATGAAATCTGTCCGGTTGTTTTCCAAGAATTCCGCAAACCCGGACTGGTCCATGCGATTTCCCTCGGCACTAGACCAAATTCGCCATTGTTTAGAGAACCCAATATCCAGGTGGGTTGTGAAATCTCCCCATCCAGGCTCCTCGCCGTGGGCGTTAAAAATGGCCTTTGCCTTAGCCGTTTTTTCATCGGCGACCACTAAAGTTGCTGGGGTTTTGTGTAGATTCACATAATGGCAGAAACTCTTGGTTTCGGTAAAATTTCGGTCCCCAGACTTTCTGTTGGGGCAGGCGGCGTTGTTGCGGATCTCCACCACCTTTTGCCCCTGGGGGATAGCAAAATGGGTTAGTTCCCCGTCGTCATACAACTCCTGGAACTCGGCACTTTCTTTCCCGAGTTCGACCGCCGATTCGATAATATTCTGTTCTGATTGGCTCAATTTTTATCCTTTTCGATTAAAAGTTAAAGAAAATTTAAACTCGGTTCACAACTTTTTTGTGATCTTCAATCCGGGTCACATTCCCCGGGTCCACTTTTTCTATCGTGGGGTCTTCATCATGCAACCGATTCTGATCATCGGTAAACATTTGGACAGTTTCCAAAGCTTCCCGTGGGACCTGTGGTCGGACTTGCGACCCCACTTGGATTTTGTTCTGCCCAGTCCGTTTGTACTGTAATTCAATGACCAGTTTTCCTTGTCTCCCGGTCCTCATCACAGCCTCAATGACTTTTTCCTGCTCGACTGTCATTTCATCCAAAAGATTTCCAACCCCATAACTTTTGAGGTTGCTTAAAAATTCATTTTCTCCACTCATTCCATTTCTCCTTTAAAATGGGATATCATCAAGTTCGTCGTCCCCAACGGGGGCGGACGCGGGTTTCGGTTGGGGTGGCACGTCCTTTGCAGTTAGGGCAATCGACATGAACTTTCCCGTCCTCCCGTCCTTCAACCACGCTGACATCCAATATTCGACCCCTTCAACATTTAGAGTCCCAGTATACAGCGGGTGTGTTTCTTTCGTTTTCCGATCGTTTTTGAATAATGCCCCGGAATTTGTGTTATCGTACGCCATTTTATTCTCTCTCCTTTTGGGGTTGGTTTTCCTTGTACCGTTTTGCGCATTCTTTATGTAAAATTCGTGGAAGATCGTCTCCAGACCATTTGGGTATGGGAAGAATTGTGTGTTGGTTTCCCCATAACAAACCACCGCAGGACCAACAAAAAATTTACTCGTGGTTTTTTCATGTTGCTTTCTCCGCTTTGGTGGCTTCCCACCAATTTTTAGACGGTTTCCCAAAATCGATCCGTATTGGAACCTTGAGTAAATCTTTCTTGTCTTCTATCAGTCGCCTGATTTCTTTCAAGTGCTTGATGGACTCCGCGTTATCCGGGAGCGATAAACTATATTCATCGTGGATATTTAAAAGAAGTCGGGCGGCGGGATATTCGGAAGCTAAATATTCACAAGTGAGCGCGATATTGAGTTTGTTCAGATCCGCCGATGAACCTTGGTAAATCAGGCCAGACGCCTTTCTCGCCCCATACCCTTTGGGGAACCTGATATGGCGGCCCAAAATGGTTCTGATATACCCCCGGCGCTCGGCCACATTTTGGGCCTTGCGGGCCATTTCTCGGATTCCTGGAACCATTTTGTGGTAGCTCTCCACCATAGCTAAGGCCTCAGGACCAGCCTTTTTGAAAACAATCGTTTCTCCAAATTTAGTGGTAAATTTGTCTTCTGTCCATGGGAGTCCCACCGCGTCTGCCATAGCCCCAGACCCCATATTGAAAACCATTCCAAGATTCAGTTGCTTGGCGTTTGGCCCACCATTAGCCGGTTTATTCCTTGGAAGCCCGGTCAAATCAGCAACCTTGGTGTGGAAGTCCAAATTGGGGTTGCTGCGGTATTCTTCAATGATCTTAGGGTTGTTGACATAGTGTGCAAACACCCTATACTCATGTTGATCCAAATCCCCGTATGCCCAAGCTTGCCCTTCATCTGGGATAAAAATCGGGCGGACCAAAGCGGCGATTTCTTTGTCGCGGGCAGGGATTTGTTGGAGTGCCGGTTCTACATAGGACAATCGCCCGGTGCCGGTACCACCCTCATCACCTTTGGTCTGGTTGATCGTGGGAAAAACTTTTCCTTGATATTCGTGCCCCAGGATATGTCCCTTAATAAAGGTGTCTCGGGTTTTCATGTATTTCCGTACTTTCAAGATCACGGCGGCGGCTGGGTGTTTCATTTTCTCCAGACTTTCTTTGGCCAGGGACGGTGCCCCTTTCTTGGTCGTCCCAATGACCGTGCCATCGATAGTTTCCCACAACCCGTCTTTCCTCTTCTTGGGCTCGAACAATTTTTTAATGCTTCCGGACGGATTCGGATTGACCGGGAATCCAGCGATATCATCCAAATATTTCCGAAGCAAATCAACCTCTTTGGTCAGGGCTTCTATTTGAATTTCAGCGGCGGCGGGGTCCACACGAATTCCTCGCCTTTCCATTTCCACGATGTGTGGAAACAGTCGCCGTTCAAAATTGTATATTTGCCCCAACCCCTGTTTGGTTATTTCTTTCTCTTGCCATTTCCATAGCTCCATGGCCACATTGGTGTCCTGTTTGGCATACCGGGCCATCAATTCAACTGGTGCTTTGTGAAAATTTTTCACTTGCGCGTTTCGAGTGGCCATGCCACCAAAAATTTTGGCCAACTCCACGTAAATGTCTGAATCTTTCCGGATGCCCAAATATTTTTTGGCCAGGGCATCAAGATTGTATTCGTGCAAATGCTCATTGATCAACGCCCCCCGAATCATGGTACAATCGCAAATTGCGGGGTCCAAGGCCACCCCTGCTCCACGAAGCATATGGATGTCAAATTTGATATTGTGGTTCACCACACGATTGATATTGGTTTTAAGCTGGTCCCGCAACCAATCCAGGGATTTTGGGGTTTCGCGAATATCATAATAAGCTGATCCTTGGGAATCCGAAACCGAGAAACCAAACAATTTATCCCGGTTCCAATCCACGCCGGTGGATTCGATATCAATGGCACAAAATTTGTTGATGTTTCTAAATTCCATCAAAAACCCCCACCAATACTGGGTTGTCCACTGTCACAATATCCAGTTGGTGTTTGGCTCGGGTCACACCAACATAAAACACCCGGTATTCAGAATCGGGGTCCTTGTGGAAATTTTCACTAGTTTTCTGCCCCATGCCATCCAAAAGGATTATTCGGTCATCTTCATCACCCTTAAAGCCATGGATCGTGGAAAGTTGGATTGTAGGAATGCCACGAATGCTCCCATACTTGGCCTCAATTCTGGACAAATAATTTAAAATTCTGGTGCTTCCAGTAAACGCTTTCCCCCAATGGTCATATATGTCAAAATCCCCATTCTTAAGCGCCCGGAAAGCACCGGGGTGCATGAACCTTTTCATTTTATTGATTTCCGGATCGGTTAATCTAAAATTTCCGAACATTTTGAAATCATCAAAGGCTGTGACCCAATTTTTAATCGCTTGGGCCATGGGAGATTCATTGACTCCAGGTTTCCCGTTCAGAACCCGGTACGGGACCGCTAGCGCAATCAAATGGTCTTCGATGTCCCCACGCAATGAATGGTTGCGATACAGGATTGAACATTTTTCGCCATGTTCAATTTCTAGTTGCCCAATGTCCCCAAACATGCGGACGGTGCCTTCCTCGGGCCGGGGCTTGTACTCCTTGTCAATCCGTACTTTCACCCTTCGAATAACAGACTCAGCGGCTTTGTGTACCTTCGCGGGTACACGGTAGCTCTGCCCGAGGATTTCCTGTTCTGCTTGGTGTAATTCTTTCCATTTGGAAATTCCTTGTGGGTCAGCCCCACCCCAAGAGAAAATTGCTTGGTCATCGTCACCACTGACGATGACAGTACGGATTTCAGTGGCCCAATAGTTGATCAGTTTCCACTGAAGAGGGGAAAGGTCCTGGGCTTCGTCCACAAAAAGGATATCCAAATCTGGAACCCCAGCCCCTACAGCCATTTCCAACATGTCATTGAAGTCAATGACTCCATAACCTTTTTTGAAGCTCTCCAGGCTGTCAATAAAATACTTGAAGACGGAATAACTTCCCGGCCTATGGGATTCCATATAAACCATTTTGGCATCTTCGGCCAGTATAGCTTTGGAATACTGGTAAATCGCTAACAATTCATCGCCCAATTCAATCTGGTCATTGTCCTCAACGTTCCTGTTGGTGATTTCAATTCCGGTTTTTTTGGACAAATCGCGGTAAAATTCGTAATCCGCGACCTGAGACCGGTTGATCCCAGCTTGTTTAAAGGCTATCGAATGGATGGTGCCGACAAATTCCGACCCAATACCGGCTCTTTTAGCCAGAACCTTGGCGGCCACTTTGGTGAATGTGACCAACCCAATTCTCTTGGGGTCGGTCCCCGATGATACATACTCTTGCACCAAAGAGATAATTTTCGTGGTCTTTCCGGTTCCAGGAGGGCCTACAATAGTCCTTCTAAAAGGATTGGTCACTTAGGGCCCCCTCTTCATACTCAGAAACGAGAATTTCGTTCAAAAGCGATATTATTTCGTCAATAACATCGAAATATTCCCCTCTGGTGATGGTTTTTAGTACCCCATCCACTAATTCGAAATCAGCGCTCAAACTGGTGGATTTTCCTTCCTTCCATACAGCGAATCTTGGGTTTGAATAATGGGACAGTAGAGCTATGATATAACCTGAACCGTTACTATTAAAAAGGGTGTGCCTCAAGTCCCCGTATTCCTTGTCTTTCTGGGTAAACCATTTCAATTTGTCAATCACTTTCATTTCTAATCTCCTGTTTCCTTTAAAACTTAGGGCCATGCTGTTAAATTGGCATGGCCCTTGCATTTCTACTGCTCAGTTGCTTTTTGAAATCGGCGGCTGTCGTAATGAAATTCAATAAAATCGCCGTCGGGGTCAGTAACCCCCAATTTGATGTCCAATAACTCCATGAAGTATGGGGAACCGGCGTCTCTGTTTGTGTCGGTGATTGGCGCATCAAGAACCTCTGTGACAATCATAGGACTTTCCGACCGGCGATTCTTCATTCCGGGTTTCCATTCCACAATATCACCTTCCGAAAAGGTTTGCTTGTCGTTCAAAGATTTAAAGCGGGCTTTCAGTATTTCGTACATTGTTTCTCCTACATAGTATTATTCAAAAAGAGGGGCGGGTTGGACTCGAACCAACATACACGCCCCAGACGCCGCATTCCCAAAACTACTTAGCGCACTTCGCCCCTTTCAAAAATTAAAACGGCTCGTCGCCTTCTGTTTCCTCGGGGGCAGTGGAAGCGCTTTCTTCATCACGATTAATCGTGACCGCCCCAGCTTTGATTTGCTCGTACAGCTTTTCCGCTTCCATATACGCTTTTTCGGAAACAAAACCCTTGGCAGAAACTTTCAGGTTCTGGAAATCTTGCCCTTGCTGGTTCTTGTCCCCTACACCTTCGATTTTGTACAACCTGGAGAAACTATCACCCCCGTTCATCCGAATCAGGGAATTCCAACGGCGGGCCACCTTGTTTTTAGACTTGGCCATTGAAACCACCATTTGTTCGATGGTTTCATTCACGGTATTGGGGTTGGTGATCAGCAAGCAATAAAACTGGCTGGTCGGTACGGATTCCCAATCATCAGGTCTTTCCTGCTCGGTCAGAGCTTGTTGCGCTTCGGCATCTGTAGGAAATGCCCCCCCAAACCCGCCACCCTGCTTCATGTCCTTCCAGACAATATATTCCTTTTGGAACATGACTGGGATTGCGTAAATTTCGGCCCCATAAACTTTCCGGGTGACGTTGTTATATAAATCGCCCTCCTCGCAATCTTCAATATAATCAGGCTCGTTTTTCTTTTTGCAACTGGATAAGGCTTGTACCAACATCAATCTGGGGATTTCAACATCATCAATCCCGGTATTCTCGGCCCCCCGTTGGGAGTCCTGTTTAATATACGCCGGAACCGCCGCGTCTTGGGCCACTTCGACATCTGTTCTGGTTGTTTTGTCTTTCTTTGCCATTTCAACTACTCCATTTAAAATTTGATAATTTTAACATTAAATTAGCGCTGGTGGCGAGTGCTCTAACCAGCTGAGCTACCTCGCGTAAAAACCCAAGGGTGGTGATCGAATGTCCACGTCTCTCGCCATCAACTTTCCCATTTATGTGCACTCTGGTCTGGGACGGACCATTAAAATCAGCTTCTTTTTATTGCCGCTCGGGTAAAAGGATTCACTTTGAAAATATCATCTGGCACTACTTCACCTTTTTTGATCATCGCTTTTATCTGGGCTTTTAGTGTACTGGCGTTCAGAGTTTCCGAAATTAAGGAACCCAAGCCCGCTTCACGAAAAAACTCGTAAGCATCTTCTTTCTTGCCCTTGATGATAGACGCCAACAAATCATCGGTTAAATACATGGTACCAATCCCTGCAATCGAAATTTTTTCGATCGAATCTTCATCCATTCTATCCGGAATGACCGACAATCTGAGGTTGTCAATTGACTTGTTCAAGGTTGTTGTGAATTCCTTGGCAATATCTTTGATCGCATTTAAGGAACTGAACAACTCAGCCAAGCTTTTAACATCCGATCTAGCCAACTTATCGGGGTCCATCGACGTTTCTTTGAATTCCTCGAACGCAACTCTTACATCATCTATCATTCCAGCCAATGCTGTCATTTCTAATCCCCTTTTAATTTATTTAAGTAAATTATTTGAAATTGCCATGACAATTTCTTTTTCTTTTTTCCAAAATCTTAAAGCCCTTTTCCCGTCCATGGCAAGAATTTCTTTGTTTGTAAAATCCTGCCACTCTTTTGCGTGATGGACCTCACAACCGATTTTAATAAAACTATCAAAAATAATGCAATGGTAGTCACACCCGGTATACTGTGCTATTTTATTAGACCTGATTTTAAAACCTTCCAAGTACGCGCCTTCCAAGTACGCGCCTCCCAAGTTCGCGCCTCTCAAGTTCGCGCCTTCCAAGTTCGCGCCTTCCAAGTACGCGCCTTCCAAGTACGCGCCTCTCAAGTTCGCG